AAGCCTTGATCGCCGCAAGGTCGATGCGATCGTCGGAGATCATCGTGTCGGCGCCGCGCCGGCGCAGCGTGTGCGCGAACGCCCAAGCGGGGTTCCGCGTGATGACGGGGTCGGTCCACGCCGATCCGGTCCACGTCGGAAGGTAGGACTCGGCGATGCAGTTGATGACGTCCGGCACGCCGCTGAGCTGCGCCGTCGCCTGCAGGCGCAGCGCGATGAGCGAGAGGCCGGTCATCTGCACCGGCGCGTCCGGTTTCACGCTGCGAAGCACGGTCCAATAGGCTTGATCGACGTCGAGCGCCCCGCCGGCGGCCGTGGTGCGCACGATGCGCACGAGGGCGACGCCGCCCGGCGCCGAAACGGGGAAGCGGCCCGAGCGCACGACCGTCGACGCGCTTGCGTCGGTCGCGACGAGCACGCCGTTGGTTCCGGTGCCGTAGGTCGACGACCCGTCGATCCAGGCCGCGTTCTGCCAGGTCGTGCCCCCGTCGGCGCTCCATTGCACGTTGAACGAGACCGTCCGGTTCGTCCGGTTGCCTTTGGAGTCGTAGGTCGCAAGCCCGGACGGGAACGTGATGTCGACCGAGGCCTCATAGGCGCCGGCCGCCATCGAACGGGCCGGCGTGTCGCTCGTGACGAGGAGGATCGAAAGCGCCTGCTCGGTGATGTTCTTGGTGTAGAGCGTCGGCGCGGCGTCGGTGCTCCACCCTTCCCGCGTCTCGACCTGCGCGCCCGCGAACGCCGTGATCGGCGTGTTGCCGATGCGGATGTCGCTGATGCGCAGCGGGCCGTAGCCGACGAGCAAGAGCATCCGCAGGTATTGCGTGCCGCCCTGCGTCTCGGTGTAGGGCCGCGCGGCGAGCATCGGGTAGAGGCGCCGCTTGCCGAACACGCGCGGGATCGGGCCGCGATCGACGAACTGGTTCCGCAGGCCGGTGATCTGGGCGTAGGGATTGCCCGGCTGCTGATCGAACCCGTATTGCTGACCGGGGGGCTTGGGCGGCGGCGCGATGGCGTTCGTGAGCGCCATGCCTGCGCTAACGATGCCGGCATAGGCGAGCGCCTGCACGCCAAAATGGAAGGCGGTCGCGGCCGCGCCCGAAAGCCCAAGACTGCCCGCGGCCCAGAGAGACGCCTGGCCGGCAAGCACAGGCGCCGCGAACGCGGCAAACGCCACGACCGCGAGCATGAGAATCGCCCGCAGCGGGTTTTTGCCGCCGCCCCCGCCCTGCAGCTCAAGCCGCACGTACATCGGCACGCCCGGCTTCGGCCGCACGACATGCCAGCGCTCGATCGGGATCTTCTGGTCGCCGATGTAGACGCCGACGCTGCGCATCAGGCGCTCGCCCACGCCGCAGGCGCGCACCGCCTTGAGCACTGTCGTGCCCTCGGGGAGCGTCAAATGCCGCGTCTGGCCGCGCGCGAACGGGCTCGGCGAAAAGACGACCGGCGAGCCCTTCGGCTCGGGCGGCAGGACTTCGCCCTCAAGGAGTGCGGGGGTCTTCATGCGGGATCGAACCGATAGACGCCAAGGATCCGGCGCACCCAAGCGGCGGAATCGTAGCGCTCCAGGCACGCGTCGGCGCCTTCCTGCGTGTGCAGCATGATGCGTGCCTCGGGGTCGATGACCATGGCGAGATGGATCGGATGGCCGCGCAGTCGGAACAGGAGCCCGTCGCCGAGGCGCGCCTCAAGGAGCGTGATCTCGCGGAAGCGCGCGGCGAAAGCGTCGGCGGCCTCGCCAATGGACTTCACGTCGCCGTCGTCGATGTAGAGCGGGCCGTCATAGTCGGGGAAATCCGGGCGCTCCAGGCACTCGCGCCACACGATCTGAAAGAGCCCGACGCAGTCCGCGCCGGCGCGCGTGCGGCCGCCGGCGACGTAGGGGATGCCGATCAAGTCGGCGAGCCAAGGCGGCGACTTGAACATCAGTAGAGCCCGGGGAAACGCTGCGGCGTGATGAGCGCGGCGACCGGCTCGACCGTGATGTCTTCGAAACGGAGCGTCCCCTCGACCGTGGCCGCGTCATAGGACACGTCGCGCATGGTCATGGCCGGGAGCGCGATCTCGACCGTGTTCGGCGCCGAGGCGAGAATGACCTCGATCGTCACCGTCGGCGGCCCCGTGATCGTGCGGATCGCGGCCACGATTGAGGCGTCTACGTTGTCGATGCGCAGCCGCGCCTCGCCGGGGGACTGGTCGTTCTGCGAGGGAAGTTCGATCTCGAAGGGGTAGCCGATGAACGTGTTCCCGCGCGACGTGATGTTCTCGTTGTTCGCGACGACGCGGATCGGCGACGAGAGGTCCGCGTGCGAGATCGTCACAAGCGGGAGCCATACCTCGTCCGTCGTCTCGGCGGTGAGCGAAGCAACGGCCGTCGCCGACAGGGACCGCATTAGTTCACCTGCCAGACTTGGAACGAGACCGCGAAGAGGCCGCTCACGATCTCACGATATGAGGGCGGCGGAAGGCGCCAGCGGAACGTCTTCGACGCCTGCGTGCGCGGATTGACCCAGGTGAAGTCGAGCGATCCGCTCTTGCAGTCGGTGAGATAGAAGCTCTCGAACGTCGCGACCTGCGCCGTCGTGCAATGGATGACCATCTGCATCGGTCGGAACGCCGTCGTGAAGCGCCGGCGCACCTTCACGGCCCCTGCGTCGACCTGGCTCTCGATCGTCTGCTGCGGCAGGCTCTCGGAATAGCCCGAGGACTGCACGAATTGCGGGAGCGTCGCGGGCCAGCTTGGCATGTCAGACTCGCTTGATCGCGCGCGCCGCGCCGAAGCGCGTATTCATGGGTTGATCGTAATCGCCCGAGGCGAAGCCCTGGCGCACGGCGTCGCGCACCGCGATCTGAATCATGCGCTTGCCGTCCGCGCCGCGGGATTGCTGCACGTCGACCGGCGCGGCTTGGCCGCTGCGCATGTCGTTGACGACGACCTGCACGTCCCCGCCCCCGCCGCCCGAGGCCCCGACGCCGAGGCGACCGTCCGGGCCGCGTTTGAGCGGCAGGATCGCCTCGGATCCGGCCTCGCCCATGAGGCCGATGCCGCCGCCATAGGCGAAGCGCGTCGGGCTCGAAACGACGCCGCCCGCGGCGAAGCGCAGCGCGCCGGCTTCGAACATGTCGCCGTGCGCGGAGCCGCGGAAGATGCTCTTGAACAGGCTCTTGATGCCGGTGCTGGCCGCGTCGCCGAGAGGGTCGGCGAGCGTCTTCTTGAGGATCGTCGACGTGATGTCGAGCGCCAGCGATTGCGCGACTTTACCGAGGTTTTGGAGCGAGAGGCGGCCTTTCGCGAACGCATCCTGCAGGGCCGTATCAAAGGCCGCCCCGACGGCGTTCGCGGTCGAGACGCCGATGGATTCGAAGCGCTGAATTTCGCGGGTCAGCTTGCGCTTGGCTTCCTCGTCTTTGTCGCGCTGCTGCTCCTGGCGTGCAATCTCGTCCTTGTCCCCCTTGGTCAAGATGCGGCCATCGGCCTCGGCCTGGGCGATGCGCTCCACGATCCGGGCTTGAATCTGGTATTCCCGAGCGACCCGGGTTTGAATTTCGAGTTTCTTGGCGTCGGCATCGAGCTGGCGCTGCGTCGCCGCGAGCGTCGCCTCGACCGCCGCGCGATCTTGGGCTGCGGCCTGGGCACGGATCGAAGCTTCGCGGTCCGCTTGACCAGGGCCCGTCGTTTCGCGGCGCATCTGCTCAAGGCGCAGTTCCAGCTCAAGTTTGCGCTGCGCGGCAGGATCGCGCGCGGCCTCGCGCTCGCGCTGGGCGCGATCCAAGGCGATCCGATCGGCCTCTTTCTGCTGCGCGAGTTCGGTCGCCGTGCGCTCGCCGGCCAGCGCCGATTGTAGTCCGCCATATGCGCCGGCGAGACTGTCGAGATCGGGGCGCCCGCGGTTCGCGGATCTGAAGGCGAGAACGTCCGCCGACACTTGAGCCGAAACCCCCGCGTCGTAGCCGCCCCCGATCGCCCCCCGCCGGAGCCTCCCCTGCGCCGCCGCAAGGCGCCGCTGCTCTGCGAAGCTGATCAGCTTGCCGCGGCGGTCCTCGTTGAAAAGATAGGCGCGAATGGTGTCCTCGTCGCTCGCGCCGAGGGCGCCGCGTTCTGAGATTGCCATCTCATAGGCGCGATCGGCAATGCCCGCTGCATCCGATCCGTACGCGGCGCGGTTTCCGAGGCGGCTGCCCGAATCGAGTTGGTAGATGTCGAACGGCGACAGCGTGCGCTTCAGTTGCGCGCGGAGCGTATCGCGTGCGGCTCGAATTTCGTCGTACGATCGACCATTGAGGCCGACGCCCGTCGCGAGCGTTTCGCTATATTTCTTGATCTGCTCCTCAATCTGCGACCGCTGGGTGCTGATCGCGTTGGACTGACGAGCGTCGGCGGCAACCTGCTGGTTTCGTTCCATCAGGCTGTCGGATTCGTCGAAGTTCTGCCCCACGCGCCGTTCGGTTTCCCGCGCGTTGAGCAACGAGAGAAGATAGTTCAGCTTTTCTCGTTGAGGCGCGGTGAGGAAATCTTGCCCGCGGCGATACGGCCGCCCGGCGTTTTGATTGCGCGCCTGGGCAAGAAGCTGAACGATCGCGCCCTGCGGATCCGATTCCGGGCTCATCGACACGCGCATCCCGTCGATGATTTTCTGCTGGAAGTCGTTCCACGCGCGCAGGAGGGGGCCGGTTTTCAGCGTCTCGCCCATTGAAACGAGCATCAGCTCCCACGAGTTGCGCAAGCGGTTCTGCGAACGCTCGACCGTCTCGGGAATGCCACCCGACTCCTTCTCGA